ATAAGAAAGTTAAAAGAATTGAGCATTTAATCCCTAAGTACAAAACTATTTGGGAGATCTCACAAAAAGAACTTATCAACATGGCGGCAGACAGAGCACCATTTATTGATCAATCACAATCAATGAATATCTATATGTCAAACCCAACATTGTCTAAGATTACCTCATCACACTTCCACTCTTGGGAGAAAGGTTTGAAAACACTTTGTTACTACGTTAGAACAAAGGCAATTTCAACAGGAGCGAAACACTTAGCATTGGATATGACAAAAAGAGAACCAATTAAAAAAGTAGAAACACCTAAAGTAGATTTTTCAAATATGGATTTACCACAAAAACCTGATAGTTCAGAGTTTGAATGTTTCGGATGTTCATCTTAGTATGAATCTTATATTACAATGGGAAATCACGGCTTAGGTCGTGATTTTTTATTTTATATGTATTTATTCAAAACACATAGATACTATATTTATAAGATATGGCAAATGGAATAACATATGGGGTAAATTTTCCTTTTAGGGAATCTTACGTTGGTAAATATTTAGATGTTTCTGATACAACTGAAGAGGAAGTAAGAAGTAATTTAATTCATTTATTATTAACTAAAAAAGGATATAGATATTATCTTCCTGATTTTGGAACAAGATTGTATGAATATATTTTTGAACCTCTTGATGGGCCTACATTTAGTGAAATTGAAGGCGAAATTAGGGATTCTGTTGAAAAATATATGCCTGGTGTACAGATAACAAATATTTCAATAACCGATGCTTCTTTAGGTGAAGAGGATAAGGGTACTTTTATTAATTCTAATGGAGAGAGGGAATTTAAAGTACAAGGTATAGGAGAAAAAGAACATACCGCAAAAATTAAAATAGACTATAAGGTCACAAATCAAGCCTTTGAAAGTAGTGATTTTGTTATTATCAATATTTAATAGTATATGGCTGAGAAAAAAATATCATACACGACTAGAGATTTCCAAGGAATAAGAACTGAGTTAATTAACTTTACCCGTACTTATTATCCTGATTTAGTACAGAACTTTAACGATGCTGGGGTTTTCTCAGTAATGTTAGATTTAAATGCTGCCGTTACGGACAACCTACAATTTAATATTGATAGGAGTATTCAAGAAACGGTATTACAATATGCTCAACAAAAATCTTCAGTTTATAATATCGCTAAGACTTACGGGTTAAAAATTCCGGGTCAAAGACCTTCGGTGGCATTAGTAGATTTCTCAATAACGGTTCCCGCATTTGGTGATAGAGAAGATTTAAGATATTGTGGTATTCTAAGAAGAGGATCACAAGTAAGTGGTGCTGGTCAACCATTTGAAACCGTTTATGATATTGATTTTGCTTCAGCAATAAATTCTGAAGGAACATTAAATAGATTAAAGATACCTAACTTTGATGCTAATGGTAAAATATTAAATTACAACATTGTAAAAAGGGAAGTTGTTGTAAACGGATTTACAAAAGTATTCAAACGAGTTATTACACCAAACGATGTAAAACCATTCTTTGAATTATTCTTACCTGAAAAAAATGTTTTAGGTATAACAAGTGTCCTTTTAAAAGATGGGACTCAATTTAATACAATTCCAAATCCACAGGACTTTTTAGGGTTAAACGATAGATGGTATGAAGTTAAGGCACTTGCTGAAGACAGAGTATTCATTGAAGATCCAACTAAAGTTTCTGATCAACCTGGTACTAAGGTTGGTAAATATATTTTAACTAACACTAAATTTACATCTGAGTATACACCTGAAGGTTATTTAAAAATGACATTTGGTGGTGGTAATGTTTCTGCTGAAGAACAACTTAGAGATTTTGCAAGATCAGGTAAAGGATTTGATTTAAATAAATATTCTAACAATTTAGCTTTAGGTGCGGCTCTTAAGTCAAACTCAACATTGTTTATACAATATAGAGTTGGTGGTGGACAAGCAACTAATTTAGGTGTTAATGTAATCAATCAAATTGGTACGGTTTCATTCTTTGTTAATGGTCCATCGGAAAGTATTAACAGATCTGTTATTAATACATTGAAATGTAATAACGTTACTGCGGCGTTTGGAGGGGCAAACGCACCAACACTTGAAGAAGTAAGAAATATGGTATCATATAACTTCTCAGCACAAAACAGAGCGGTTACAATAAATGACTACGAATCAATTATTAGAACAATGCCATCTCAGTTCGGAGCACCTGCAAAAGTTGCAATTACTGAAGAGAATAATATGATAAAGATAAAAATGTTATCTTATGATACAAGTGGTAATTTAACTGACACGGTTTCTAATACATTAAAAAGTAATGTTGCAAACTACCTATCAAATTATAGGATGATTAATGATTACATTTCAATAGAAAGTGCAAACCCAATTGATTTGGCGGTTAATGTTGATGTTGTATTAGATGCTAGTCAAAACCAAGGTGCGGTTGTGTCTAAAATAATTGATATTATTTCAACATACTTTAGTCCTACAACAAGACAATTAGGTCAAAATGTTGTGGTATCTGAATTAAGAAGATTAATCCAAGCGGAAAATGGGATAATAAGTATTTCTGATATGGAATTCTTTAATAAAGTTGGGGGACAATACTCGTCAAATCAAACATCTCAAAAATATTCAGATCCGGCAACTAAACAAATTCAATTAATTGCTGATACAATTTTTGCTGAACCTACTCAAATCTACCAAATTAGATTTCCTAACAAAGATATCAATGTTAGGGTCATTAATTTAAGTACGGTTAATTTTTCCTAATAATTTATTTTTTTTTAATTAGAACTATTTTTTGAAAATAGGAAATAAACTATTTATCAAAAAAGACTTTAATGCCAAAATCATATAGAATAAGGACTCAAGTAGGAGTTGACAAATACATCAATGTAAAATTAGACCAAGATTTTGATTTTTTAGAGATCCTATCTTTAAAAATAAATCAATCAGACCTTTATACAAAGGTGTGTTCTGACTATGGGGTTGTAGTTGGTAGAGTTCTTGTAAATGGTGGTTTTGGGTTACCAAATGCAAAAGTATCCATATTCATACCATTATCTAGTGAAGATGAATTAAATCCCACAATATCTGAATTATATCCATATAAAACATTATCAGATAATAATGAGTTAGGGTATAGATATAATTTACTACCTCATGATCCATCATATAGTATTCATGCTGCAACAGGGACATTTCCAAATAGAGAAGAAGTTTTAACAGACCAAACATATATTGAAGTTTATGACAAATATTACAAATATACCGTAAAAACAAACGATAGTGGTGACTATATGATTTTTGGGGTTCCAATTGGGACTCAAACCGTTTTTATGGATGTTGATTTATCGGATATTGGATGTTTTTCATTAACACCACAAGATTTAATTAATGCGGGTCAAGCAACTCAAACACAAGTTAATGGATCAACATTCAAATCTTCAACAAATTTAAGTGAATTACCACAGATAAAAACAGTAAATAGAAACGTTGATATATCACCTCTTTGGGGTCAAGAAGACATTTGTCAAATAGGTATTACAAGAGTTGATTTTGATTTAACTGCCGAAGCAAACGTAACTATTAATCCTACCGCTATTTTCCTTGGATCTATTATTTCTACAACTAATGAAGATTCACTTAAAACAACTTGTAAACCAAAAAATAATACAGGAAATTTATGTGAATTAATTGCGGGGCCTGGACAAATATTAGCTATTAGACAAACAATATACCCTGATAAAAATAATTTTCCACTTCTTGAACAATATAAATTTGAACAAGATGGTAAAATTATAGATGGTGACGGATCTTTTTTGGCAAATGTTCCGATGAATTTGGATTATATTATTACAAATGAATTTGGAGAACAAGTAATTTCAAATGACCCAACAAAAGGTATCCCAACAAAGGGAAGATATAGATTTAAATATAAATGGAGTAATGAAGGTGGGTTACAGAATGATTTTCAAAGAGCAAATTTTTTAGTTCCAAATATTAAAGAACATGGTTGGACTAACACTACAGACCCACTTGACCCTACTTCCAAAACACCATTTTTAATTATAATGCCATCAACATTTCCTGTTAATCCACCACAATATACAGGATCAACAACGGTAGCCTTAGATGGTGGGTTAACTTTTGATAATTCTGTTAACACTAAAATTTTCACTATCTATATTGATAATGGTAGTGGACCTGAACCTTATTATGGTGATATAAGTGTAATACCTGTAAATGCTGGTG